GCGGGATCTCTGAATGATCAGTGTCAACTATATTACTCTCTGGATGGCCCCAGTCAACCGTAAAAAGGTACGCGCCTGGATACCACTTCTTATCTTTTCCTATGAATTTACAGGACTGACCGTCCAAGACATCAAAAGAAGTAACGCTAGGATAGTAACTAAAGCTATTCCAAAGCTCCAGCTCGTCAAGTCGCATCCTAGGAACCTCTTCGACATCAAAGCCTTTTTGTATGAATGCAGAGATTGGCAAGCGGTAGAATACAGCTCCATTTTCCATAATTGCATGAAAGAGTATTGGACGCCCTGTAATCGATGCCAAACCAAAGATAAGACAGTCTTCCACTTCTCCATGGTGTTCCTTAAGGTCATAAAGATATTCCCTCCTTACCTGTGCATACGTGGCAGGAATGTTTGCGTTCAAGTAAGCCATTCAACATAAATTCCTATAGTGCTGCGATTATTAAAATAACAACTACCACACCTGCACCGATACATACTTTTCGGTGATCTTTCCAGATTTGTTTAACTGTTTCCATAGTTCCTCCTAATTTATATTACCCCAGTTGTTCCCAGACTCATAGTCTACCTTATTTGGTACTTCGAGCTCAACTGAAGTTTCCATTATTTGTACTATCTGTTTAGCTTCTTTATCATCTTTTACCGAAATATCCAACTCATCATGTACTTGTACATGTGGAATAATTCCTTCTTTATGCAGATCAATCATAGCTTTTTTGGTCATATCAGCTGCGGATCCCTGTATTAATCTATTTAATGCTTTATATGTATAGGCTCTTCTAATCCCTGGTCCGTGTTCCAAGAGCGCTTGATCATGTGGTAATGCTTTATGAATTCCAAATTGATTTGGTTCCCATAAATGAAACCTGCATAATCGTCCAAGTAAAGTTCTTATCTTTCCTGAATCCTGAGCACGTTTCATGACTGCATCCATCAATTGTTTTACAAATGGAACTTTAGCATGATACGTTCTAAACAAATCTTCGGCTTGAAGTTTACTGACTCCAAGTTCCGCTTGTAATTTATTTTTACCCATTCCATAAAATAATCCTAAGTTAATAGTTTTTGCTTGAGTTCTTGGGATGTCCGCCAGGTCAGCTACAATTTTATGAAAATCTGCGTCTTCATTTTTATATGCTTCAACAACTTCATCAACTCCATATAAATTTTGTAAAGATGCATAGTGTACAACGAGTCTTGGTTCTTGTTGATTGTAATCAAAACAACCCCACTGACATTTTTCTTCAGGAATAAATAAGGATCTGATCCGTGGTCCAAGTTCCTTGTTTCGTGCAGGAATTTGCTGGAGGTTTGGATTATTCATACTGAATCTTCCGGTCACGGTTCCTCCACCTTCGGATCGAAGTTGATTAATTTCTGCATGAATTCTACCTTTTTGACTATGTTTGAGAATGGTATCGATGAATGTGGTATGAGCTTTATTAATTTCTCGAGCTTTAGCAATACACTTCACTACATTGTGTGGATGATTCGCTAAAAAATTTTTAGTAAAACTGGGTGCTTCAGTTTTAGCCGTTCGATCATAAGGCAATCCTAACTTATCAAATACTTTAGCAATGGATCGAGCAGCCCAGATCTGAACTTCTATCCCCGTACTTACTAACACCTCACCTAACATTTTTTTCTCTTGTTCTACTAACGTTTTCTTTTCGATCGCGGCTTGTTCTTGATTTACACGTACACCAAGAAATCTTATATCAACTAAACAAGGAAACAATTCCATTTCCATTTTGAATATGGATTGAATGTCTTGGTGAATAATTTCTTTTTTTAATTCCTGCCACAACTCCAGAGTGAGTTGGGCGTCACGCTCGGCGTAAGACCCGACGTACATTGCTGGAAGTTTATACATTTCAGCTTTAGGATCGACTCCCCATGATTTTGCTGCTTCATATAAAGCTGCTTCATCTTTTCCTTTTCCTATATAATCTCTTGCAACTCCATTTAAATCATAACGTAATCTATTTTCATTAACTAAACCTGCTGCAATCATAGTGTCTATGATTCTTCCATTAATCTTTAGACCTAATGATCGTAGCCAACAGACATCGTACATGGCATTGTGAAAAATTTTATCGGAAGGAGTTTGTAAAACATCTTTAAGCCATTTTAAAACCATCTTGCGATCCATGTTTCCACCGCCTTCATGCGCAATAGGATAGTAAGCACAGAAATTTTCTGTAGCTACTGACACACCAACAACTTCACCAACTCCTACAACAGAGCCTGAACCCATTCGTATATTTAAATTAGGATCTTTAGTTTCTAAGTCGATTGCAATCTCACAACATTGCGTGAGGTTAGGAAACTCCTCTGGCGGGAGCCACTCTGTTTGTGGCTTGAAGAGAGGCATTTGCATTAGGAATAATCCCTTTCAATAATCATATCAATGTAATGTTTTGCCTTTTCCAAATCTTGTACTTCTCCTTTATGTGCGTGTCTGCAGATATATTTAATAGCATTTCCTTCTGCAAAAAGCAATTTATTATCATTGATAAATTTACTGGGCTGAATTTTCATGTCCTTGTAATGGGATCCACCGATTTGTTTTTTATAAACACTCATATTCTAAATGACTTATAAATATCTTTTGGCCTGATTATATGTAAGTGGTCTTTGGTTCGAGTTGCTCCAACATAGAACAATCGATTCTCGTCATCAGGAAAACGGTCCATACTTTTTTGAGTATTTCTACTTAAATCAGTAAGAAGAACTACATTTGAACATTCTCCTCCCTTGACACCATGAATCGTTGATAATAAAATGCGCGGCTCTTTATTAAGTTGTTCGCCATTAGCTCTCATTTTTCTAATATATTGAATTTGATTTTGCGGAGCGGAATCAAAAGCTTCATACCAAACCTCTTTAGTTTTTAGTCCTTGATTATTATAAGCTTCGGTCATGTTGTAAGATTTATCTTTATCTAAGTATTGAAGATTTTCTTTTTGATAATGATTGGGAGACATATATGATGCTATTCTTTTAATTTGTTCATGATTTAAATCATTGTTTTTACGCCATTTTTCCCAATCGATGATGGCTTCGTGCAAATCTTTTTCGTAACCCTTCTTAAATTTATTTCGGTAATACAATCCTTTGGAATATAAAACATTTTCTACTTCATTTAACATGTGACGAGTTCTTGCCAACACAAACCATTTTCCACTACTCATGTCCACATCTTTAAATTCATTATAATAAGAAAGTAAACCACTCTTACTTCTAGGCTCCCATTCTTTATGAAGTCTTGTAGAAATTCTTTTAACAATTCCCATAGCTAAATTATGCACTACTCCTGGTACTCGATAAGATTGTGTGAGATTTAATATTTTTCCTGTTTGAGTAATAAAACTATCTACATCTGCTCCGGCCCATCTAAAAATGGCTTGGTCGTCATCGCCCGCGATATAGTTATCTTCAGTTTTGTCCCAAATGGATTTTGCCATATTCCATTGCAATCGAGATAGGTCCTGAGCTTCATCAATAAATACAACATCAAATTTAGGGGAGACATCTGATTTTGTAAACTCAGAAATCATATCATTGAAATCAATAAGGCCATGAGCTTTTTTATAACTTTCTAATTCACTACTTAAAATTTTTAAATCTTCGACTGAAACTTCTTGAGAATGTTCTTTTAAATTATATTGTTGTTCAGGCGTAATACCTCTTAATCGGGCAAGCTGAATAATTCTTAAATAATCACTGTTGGTGGTGAATAATCCAGTTTGTTCATCGTCCCATTCATTATAATCTACACGTATCCCTGTTTGTTTCCCTACATCGGCATAATGTTTACGCTGCATTACATTTTCTTTTTTAATTCCTAAACGTCTAAAAGCCAATGAGTGTAAAGTTCTAAAATATGGTAAGTCATCTTCGGTTAAATTAAATTTATCCATAGCTCTGTCCCTTGCTTCATAGGCTGCTTTTTGAGTAAATGAGAAATAACCAATACGATTGGGATCGGTTGTTTTTAAATATTTATCTACCTCTTTTAATAAAGTTTCTGTTTTTCCGGTACCTGGAGGTCCTAGTACTATTGTTTTCATCTAAATTTTAATTCCTTTTCCCATTTCTCTTTATTCGTTCTCCATAATTCGTACGTATGTTGTAATTTATTTGTTTCCCAAAACCAAGTTTGATACTTTCTGTTAAATTGAATATCTTCTGCTTCTTCTCCAAAACAAGAACTTCTATTTACATACATTCTTTTAGTAGGGTGATAAATTGTTTCTGTGTTTCCTATATCTTTTCGAGACTCATACCATTCCCAAAAATATTCTTCACAATGTTCTTTGTATATTTCAAAAGTAGTGATGGGGTGATTCTTTTTAAATTTTTTATAATTTCTTTCAAAAATGCCATCTCTTTTAGCAACATTTAAAAGAGGATTTAATCTTTTAATAAGATAACTTTCTGTTTCTTCTCTATAGTCATTATCAACAAAATTATTTGAAATTAGTATTCTAATTTTTATATTTCTGAGTTCAGATTTTTTAATCATGTCGATTTTTCTAATTTTGAAATGTTTTGCAAGTTTCTTAATAATTTCATTATTTTTAAGATTTATATTTTGATATTTTTGGTGTCTTTGATGCCAATCTTTTGTTTGTCCAACATAAAGAGATCTGCATTTGTTTTTATGTGTTGTAAATTGCTCTTTTTCTTCACAAAGCACATAAACACAATGTTTATTATCCCATTTCATTAAAATGGATCCTTTGGTTTAAGTTGTTTTGGTTTATATACATTTTCAGGTTTTTCAAAAGCGTCTACAATCATTACACTAGGTCTTTTTTTACCGATATAAATTCTTTCATCTTT